CCCCCTACCCCTCGCCGCGGTTCGCCTGCCCCGCGGTGCGGCGAAGGTGGCAGGGGCGGCAGAGCGGGCGAAGGTTGGCAGGATCTAGCCGGCGCGGGTCATGCAGGCCGGTGAAGGGCTCGATGTGGTCAACGTCGGTGGCGGCAGTCACGCGGCCAACCTCGAAGCAGAAGCGGCACAGCGGCTCAGCGGCTAGGATGCGCTCGCGTAGCCTGCGCCAGTCCTGGCCATAGCCCCGCGCCGTGCTGCTCAGCCCATCGGCTCGGCTGAAGCCGGATGCTGCGGTTGCCGGGCTGGCGAGGCGGGACGGCGCAGCGCCAAGGCGGGGCGGCGCAGAGGTGAGGCGCTTCATGGGCTAGATACGACAACGCCCGGCAGCCTGTGGGCTCCGGGCGTAGGAATACTAATTAGTGAATTGCCTACCTTACACCGTGCAGTCATGTCAAGCCATAATGCTCGGCCAGCCGGTCCAGCGCCGCCAGCAGATATCCTTGGGCTCGCTGCACCGGCCAGCCCTTGCACTCAGCCCAGCCTGTCACCGTGCCCGTGCTGATCACACACCAGTCGAGCGCCGACATGGCGACGATGCCGACCGCCTGGCAGGCCTGCCGGTAATCGGTCAGGGCGGCAAGCTGCGCGTCGGCATAGCCGGATGGTGCGCCCGCCTTGTCCACATAGACGGCCAGCCGATCCCGCGCGCCCATAACCCCGAGGGCATATGCATCGTGCAGCCGCTTGGCTGCGTCGTAATGGCCTTGATGGATGGTGCCGTTCCGCAGCAGCACATCCGGCGCCCATTCGTGCCGTGACCGCCGCACCGTTCTATTCGGCGCATCCGGGTCAGGCGCGTCTTCAACCACCAGCTCGCCGCGCTGGTGCCGGATCTGCGGGCCGAGGTCGAAGACAGGTTCGGGGATGGTGCGTGCGGTGCGGCGTCGGGCCATTGCGATCATCCTCCGCGAAACTCGATGCCTGTGACTTCGGCCCGCTCGGCATCACGCAAAGCGCGGCGAAGGTAGAGCGCGAGGTCTAGCGCCTCCTCGTAAGCGTGCCGCAGCCAGTCCGCGCGGCTTAGGTCGGTGCGGTCGAGGGTGACGCCATACTTCGCGATGCCTCGCGCGCTGCGCTCCGCGAGGTCGGCACGAACGGCTGCAACGATGGTGTCGGTCACTGCTGCGCCTCCCAGGCTTCGGCGATGGCGGGGCATTCGGCCTTGATGACGGACCAAACCGCATCAGCGACCGCCTGCGTCTCCGCTTGCGTGCCGTTGCCCCGCCGCACATCGCAGAAGTGCAGCCAGGACCGCAGCGAGCCGGCCATGTAAAGCCGGCTCATAGTCAGCCCCTCAGGCAGCACAGCACGCGCCACTTCTTTGGCGATCCCGTAGTCCAGGGCGATCTGATACGCCGTCTCTGCCGCCGCCCGGACATCCTCTTGGGCGGTCTTCCACCAGACCGCCAACACCTCGTCCGTGGTCGGCACGCTGGCCTGCCGGTTGGTCGGGTGCTTCAGCCGCGCTTCCCGAAGCGGCGCCTGCGGCAACTCGCCGACATCGGCATACCGCTGCGAGAACTCTTGGAACGCGAAGCTCCGATGCCGCAGCAACTGCCTGCCGATATCCCGCGTGGTGTTCACCTCCAGGCACAGGCTGACCATCTCAAACGGCGACCAGTGCCGATGCCGGATGAGATACCCGATCAGCCGCGCCGCTGTGGCGTCGTTGGCTTGGTTCGCTGGCGCCGACACGCGCGCCATGTAGGCGACTAACCGGTCAGCGTCGGGCGTCACCCAGACAAGGCGTGCAAGGGGTGTGTCCTGGGTCATGGCGTGGCCTCTTGTTCCAATGCTGCCTTCAGGATGCGCCTCGCCTCGCCTATGGCCGGCGGGTCGCGCTCCAGCATCCCGGCGGCCATACGGCAGGCGGCGAAGCCGGCATCGGCGCCGCTGGCGAGGATGGCGTGCGCTTCGTCGATCGAGCCGGCGGCAAGCAGCGCCAGCGCCGTCCGCTGCGTGTCTGCGGGGTCGCCTGGGGTGGCCAGCACAATGGGCTCAGAGCGCGACGGCGCCCGATGCATTCCGGCTGGGCCATATGGACGCGCCGGCATCATGCGGCATCGCCCGGCGGATCGCCCGCGCCCCATGCGCCGAATGGCACCTCATCGCGCGGCACCTTGCCGACCGGCGGCAGCCTGGGCGGCAGGATCTCCGCGCCGGGGAACAGGTCTTTAATGCTGCTGACGATCGGGATAGCCCGAACCAGCACCGCCAGCTCTGCCACCGTCCAGACGCTGTAATGCGCCCGCCCATCTGCCTTGGCGCGAAGGTCGAGCGCCTGGCGGTGGTGGTTGTCGAGCGCCACGCCGAACACCTTGCCCGGTTCCCATTCGGCCTCGGCCACCGGCCCCGGCAGCGGCTCATGTCCACGCTTGCGCGCCTCGCCATCCAGCGCCGCCCAGCCTCGGGCGATGCTGGCCCGCACGGCTTCCCAAGTCTGCCCAGCCGGCGGCCAATCGGACGACAGCATGTCCAGCGCCGCCTGGAAGCGGGCCGCCGTTTGCTCGGACACCAGCAGAGGCAGGCGGCCGATGCCCCATTGGCGCTCGTAACCAGAGGCGATGGCGTCGAGTTCGGCGGGGGTCATACCAGCACACCGGACGCGGGACACGCATGGTCATTTTTGCCCGCGTCCGTTATAATGGCAGCATGGATACCAAGACATGCCGCACGTGCGGCCAGACAAAGCTGCTTAGTTCGTTCACTCGCCATAATGGCAACGCTTACAAGCCCGATTGCAAACCCTGTCGTGCAGAGCGCCTCCGCCACGCTGGCGGCAGCAAAGCGACGCCGCGAACTTTTGACCGTGATGTTGAGCGCCGTCGGAAAGCGGCCTACCGAGCGAAGTATCCCGAGAAGGCCGCCGCGCAAGTGCAACGCCAATCCGCGCGCGTGCGCCTCAATGCGGCGCAATACCTTTGGCAGAAGGCCAAAGAACGCGCTCAACGCAAGGGCGTGCCTTTCACCATCACTCCGGCCGATGTCGTGGTGCCGGACGTTTGCCCGGCGCTTGGCATGCCAATGGAGTTCGGCGGCGGCAATGAAGGCCGGGAAAACAGCCCTAGCCTTGACCGGATTAACCCCGCCCTTGGTTACGTGCCCGGCAATGTGCAGGTCCTGTCGTATCGTGCCAACCGCATCAAGACCGACGCCACCATCGCAGAGCTGCGCGCTGTGGTGGCGTTTCTGGACCGCATAGTGTCCTGACGGACTAGCCGGCCATCCGGACGGCCATCCGGACGGACAACCCCAATTACATATGGGGTTGTCCTGTCCGTCCGGTTTTGGGACATGCCTGTCCGCATGTCCGTCCGATGTCCGGTTTTCTAAATTTCTGCTCATACTAGCCAAACCCTTCCATTGGCCTGCCCGATCTTGCGTTTGTCGAGCAGCTTATCGGCAGCACGGCGAAACGCTTTTCTCTTTGCGTCGTCCGAGGCGCCTGGCTTGGCTTCCGTCTTGAACCGATCAGCCCACCAAGCCTCTGGGACACTCCGGACATTGTCCGGGATGTCCGGATGGGGGCTGACCATGCCCGAGGCGGCCAGAAGGTTGGTCAGCACGCGAAGGGCGGCGGCTGGGTCGCCGGCCAGCCGGTCGCCGCCGGACGCCTCGGCCTGGGCGATGTCCTCGGCGCTCGGCGCTTCCACCACGCAAGTCGTCACCGGCTCGCCGTGGCGGTTCTTGCCTAGCTCGACCACCTCAAGCTGGAAGTGGAACACCTCGCCCTTTTTGACCTCGCGCTGCTTCACGGTCGTCGCGGTCTTCACCGGGCTGTCCTCGGTCGCCTTCACCTCGATCTCGGTGTCGATGGCGGCGCGCAGCAGGCTATGGCCTCGGGCGCCTTTGGCTTGGTCTTTGCCGCTGTGGTGGACAAACAGGACGCACGCGCCTGTCTCGCGGCGGATGGCGTCCATGTTCTGCACCAGCAGGCCCATATCCTCGCTGGCGTTCTCGTTGCCGCCTGCGAAGGCTCGCGAGAGGGTATCAATGACGATCAGTTTGACCGGCGCGCCGATCTGCTCGGCGGCTTGCTTAATGGCCGCGATCAGCTTGGGCGTGTCCGCTTCCGGCAGCAGCAAGTTCATGCCGGCCTGAATGGCCGCGAAGTGGACAGGCTTGTCCGGCTGGTGTGTCCCGCGCCAGGCCGTGACGCGGTTGCGGAAGCCGACCCCGCCTTCCAGCACGCAATAGACCACGCCGCCCTGTTCCACGCGGCGGCCGTTCCATGTCTTGCCGGCGGCCACATGGAGCGCTAGGTCGGTTGTCCAGAACGTCTTCCCGGCGTTGCTTTCGCCATAGACGACGGCGGCCGAGTTTTCGATCAGCACGCCTTGGACGAAGTCCTGGGCGTCTAGGCATGGCGTGATGTCGTCAAACCAAACCAGCTCAAACGACCGCGCCGCCGGCTGCGCTGCTGCCGCCCGTGGCGGCGCCTCGATGATCTCACCCGTCTCGGCATCGTAGGTGGTGCCGGTGTCATCGCGAGCCACGCGGGCGAACGCATCGGCGAAAGGCTCGCGGCGCGCTGACATGGCGGGCGGCGGCTGGCGCGGCTTTTCCATGCCGGACGCGAAGGCTTGCATCAATGTCCGCTCTGCCGCGCGGAAGTCGTCGCAGCGGTGCCGGATGGCGCCGAGGGCATCGGCCAGGGCCGCGCGTGCTGGCGCCTCCAGCAAATCGCCGCCCGTGACCAAGCCGCCGATGGAGTAGGCTTCGCGGTTGAGCGTGTCGTGCTTGGCGCCCTCTGACGCGTTGCGGATGGCGTCGCAAGCGCGCCGCAATGCGCCAAGGCCCCAAGGCGTCCCATCGTTTGTCAGCAGCGGGCGCGGCTCATAGGTCGCGGGCGCTACTGGTTCCGGCTTCGGCCGAATGGACATCATGGCCGCAACCAGCCAGCCCGGCATATCCGCGGGCATAGCCTCGTCGGTGATCTCGTAGCCTTCGGACGGCGGGACGATGATGTATCCGCCATCGCCGCGCACATCGACGCCAGGGGCAAGCGCGCCTGCGCTGTTGCGGATGATGCCGCCGGGATGGCGGAAAAGGAGATGCACGCCGCCGCTTGCGGTCCTGTGCCGGCGGGTGCGTGGCAGGCGGTGTTCGTTGTCGCGCAGGAAGGCCAAGCCATCCACGCCGCGCTTGATGTCGAAATCTACGACAACAAGGTCAGAGCCCGCGCCGGTTGGCACGCCTATCAGCGCGGCGCCTGGCCGGCGGAACAACGCCCGCGCGGCCTCGACATCTTTGGTCGCGGCGTAGAAGCCATTTTCCACAACGGGCCTCTTGAGCGCGTTGCAAGGAAACACGGGCCATTGCGAGGCGAGGAACACCGCCGCGTCCTGAAGGCTCATCTTGGCGTCCGCCTGGCGCATGGTGTGAAAGATGCCGGGACGCACCGCGTCCCGGCTTCGGCCTCAAAAAGGCAACGCTTCCGCGCTCGCCGCCTGCGCCGCAGCAGGCGGCGGGACATGGTTGGCCGGCGGCGCATACGGCGCGGGCGCTGCGGCGGGCTGGGCCGCACGCGCGGCAGGCGGCGGCACCGTCCGGTCGCCCAGCACCGCCGGGCGGTCCACCCATTGCGCGATGGCGAAGATGGGCGCGAAGAAGGTTGAGGTGCCCTGCGGCGTCTTGATCTGGATTTTCTCGGAGCCGGTCACATTGACCACCGGCACCTTGCCGGCGGCGGCTTCGGGCGACCCGCAGAACAGCGACCACAGCGCGTCAACCGGCCCCATGACGGTCTTGCTGTTGGCCGAGAAATAGTAGGCATCGCCGTCGCCGAACGTCTTCTGCGACATGACCTTGATGCGGAAGCCGGGCTGGAACGCCTTGCGCGGCTTTTCGCCGGGCCGCCCTTCCTGCATTTCCTGCGGCTGCGGCGGGATGGGCTGCCCCATCGGCACGAGCATGAAGGCCGGCGGGCTGCTGATCTTCATATAGCCCACTTCCAGCGAGCCGAAGTCCATCAGCATCGTCGGGGACTGGAAGGGCGGCGTGGTGTCGTTGGTCCACATGCCGTCTTTCTGGATGCGCTTGGTGATCGTCCAGAAGCCGGTGCGGGCATCGACGTTGATGCGGCCGAGGAACTCCCCGCTGCTGCCGCCGCTGTCTGTGCCTGGAATGCCGAACACTCAAATCTCCTATCGTGTCGCCTGCTGTTGGAGGGGCCGCAGGACACCGCCCTAATCCGGCTAGAAGCCGAAAATCGCTCGCCCGGTCGCGCGCGTGGCTGGGTCCGACCACATCCAATGATCGAAGTCGGGCACGACCAGCGCGGCGAGTTCGTTGGGGTCGGAGGAAAGGCGAAGGAACCGCTCCAGCCGCTGCGCGATGTTCGCCAGCGCCGCGACATGCTCGGCGGCGTTTTCGAGGCGATAGACGCCGCACTTCGTCGGCGTGACGTAGGCGATGCGGCCTTCCCGGTTGGTGCCGTGGATGTAGAGGCCGACCTGTGCGGCGTGCGCGCTGCTGATTTCGGACGACAGGCGAAGCTGGGTCTTGAGGTCGAGCGTGATGCCGTGCTTCGACCAGCCAAAATCTTGAAAGCCGAGAAACTTCACCGGCACGCCTTCCAGCGTGACATCAATCCGCTTCTGGACCTCATCCGGCACGCCATACTGGCGCAATTCGGCGAGGCCGGTGGCGACTATGCCGGGCACGGCTTCGCGTTCCTTCGCACGCTTGGGGTCGCCGCTCAAAGCGGTAAGCCGGTCAAACTCTGCGAGCGCGATTTGCTGGCATTCTTCGACGGCCGCCGTGGGGTTAAGCAGCCCGTGGGCAATGCCGCTTTCGCTGGCGGTGCCACGATGTGCGGCGGCCCCAACCGGTCCGCGTTGGCGGAATAGCCGCTCGCAGACCCACAGCGCCGGCTGCCACTTCCAAGTGTTCAAGCTCGAAACTGAAATATGTTCAATTCCGTGCATCTGAAAGCCGTTCATGCTTCGATGCCCCGCCAGTTTTCGCGCTTGATGATGTGATGCACAGTGCTCGGCGGAATACCGAAGCGGCGGCTTAGTATTCTGGCTCCAACATTCCCGGCTTCCGCTGCCGCCCGCAGTTCGCGCACCTTTTCTGCTGTCAGTTTCGCGCGCGGGTGGCGCTCGCCTTCTAGCTTTGTGCCGTGTGCTTTTCGGTGCGCTTGGTTTTCCTTCGGCGTCACCCAGGCGATGTTATCGGCACGGTTGTTCTGTGCGTCGCCGTCCAAATGCGCCGCTTGGTGTGTCGCAGTAGGCTTCGGGCCGTGAAATACCTCTGCGACAATCCCCTGCATCATCCGGCGCAGTTGCTTGCCGCCACCGCACAGGTTCACCGCGACATATTGCTTTTTGTGGCAGCGCGTCGGGTTAACCAGCCTCGCGGGAAAGACGCGCAAAAACTGCTTTCCGGCGCGCGAAGGTATGACGTGGACACGCTCCAAGGATCGGATGCGGCCCAAGCTGCTGACTTCATAGAAGCCCTCAAACCCAACAACGGGGCGCCATTCTTCGTTCATGCGCCGCCCCGCATCGTCTGAGCGCCATACAGCCCCAGCAGCGCCGCTTCCGCCCGACCGTCATCGCGCACGCGCGCGAACGTCCCAGCCAGCCCAGGCCAAAGCTGCGCGGCGCGAAGGCGGGCGGCGGATTTGTCAGCGGGGATACGAAGCGCCGCCTTCCACTTGGCCGGCGTCACCAGCGTGACCGGCACGCCGAGCGCGGCCAGCACGCCCTCGATCTGGCCGAAATTGCGGCCGAAGTTGAACGAGCTGGCGACGCCTGCGCCTGGCCGGGACGCGACGCGCTCAACAAAGGCGTGCGTCGCCGGGCGTTCGCGCAGCATCTCGGCCAGCGCGGCGGGCATCAGTTCGGATTTGCCGTTGGCCTTGGCGACCGGCAGATCGCGGACTTCGATAAGGTGGCCATCGTCCGACAGCCACGCGATTGCGCCCGAGAGGCCGGGATCTACAGCAGCAATCACCGCCGCCCCTCCAGCCATCGACGGCGCAGGGTTTCCGCAATCCGTGCCATCGTCTCTGGCGAGTTAACCGACCCGTTCGGGCGGCCCGGTCTGTTTCGGCTGACTAGCCCGACGCGCGCCGCGCGATGTTGGGCCGCGCGAGACGACACGCCGCACGCTTCGCCGACCTCGCGCCATGTGGCGCCTGCCGCCAGCAGCGGCGCGGCGATGCGGACGAACTGATCCCCAGAAAGAACCCGGCGGCCATCGCTGACCGCCGGGCGAGTTTGCAGGGAGAAAGCGGCAGGCGTGACCCCGCTGCCGCTCGGGGGTGAAGGCGCGCGGTCAGCATCGGGGGAGCCAAGCTCTACGTCGTCCGCAGAGGTATGGAGCCGCCGCGCGCAGGACGCCGTAGGCCCGGAGCCCTCGGCCGCGTCCATCTCTATGCGGGCGGCACGCTCGTTCCGCCCGACGGACCCTAAAAGGGTGTCGTGAGCGCGCCGCCCGCTGCACGCCGTAGGCTCGGAGCCTTCGGCCGCGTGCATCTCTATGCGGGCAGCGCGCTCTCTAGCCCCTGCACCCGTAAAGGTGTTGGAAACGCGCTGCCCGCTGCACGCCGCAGGCTCGGGGCCTTCGGCCGCGTGCATGTCGTTCGTCATCGCGGAAGCCCGTTGTGCAAGGTGGGCATCTGGACGACGAAATACTGGTTCTTCTCCAGCACCGCCGCGCCGGACGCCACGACGAACACCGGCACATCGTGCCCGGCCTTCGCCCATGCGAGGCGGATCATCGCGGCCAGCTTCTCAGCGCCCGGCTTGGTCAGATAGTCGCCGCCGCCAGCGGGGCCGCCACGGAAGGGGGGATGCCTCATGCGGAAGCTCCCGCCGCGCGCTGCGCGATCAAGGCGTCTGCCGTGACGGCGCCGCCCGTGACGCGCTTGATGTCTAGGAGTGCATCGCCACGGGGCGTGCGGTGGCCATGCACCCAAGCGTGCACGGTCGGCACGGGGCGGTTGAGGCTTGCCGCCAGGTCGGTGAGGCTCAGGCCCTCGCGGGCCATCCAGTCGCGAAGCGTCATGCCGTTAACTTCTCATAGTGTGATTGTTAACGTCAATCACATTTTGCGAAGGTTCACAGATAAGGCGTGGCGAAACCGGAACGATGGCGCACAATGCCCGCATGGACACGCAACTACACACCCACCTCCGAGCCCACAGGAAAGCGCGCGGGCTCAGCCTAGAACATGTTGCGAACATTTTAGGAGTTAGGCAGAATACCCTATCTCAGTGGGAAACAGGAAAGCGTGGCGTGGATTTGAGCGATCTGGAAAAGCTGGCGGGGGTTTATGGCGTGTCCCCGTCCGCGCTCTTGATGGCCCCGGAAGATAATCCCAAGGCCGAGCAGATGCGCGTTGCTGCCGACATCGCCAGCCGGATGGATCAGGACACGCTGGCCGACTGGCTCCGCATGGGCGCAAAGCTGGCGCCGCCGAAGGGCGACTGAGAAAATCACAAAACGTGATGTTTTGAGCTTCACAAACTGAGAAGCTATGGTTAACGTGCCTCCAGACATTTGGAGGCACGCATGTCGGCCACATCTCACCCACCACGCGCCCGCGCCCCGGAGCCGGCGCTGTGAGCGCGCCTTTTAACCCCATCGACGCCGTGGCCGATTACATCGTCGGCCAAGTCGCGCGCCGCCCTGCACCGCACACTGACGCGCTGCAAACCATCGCCAGCATCGTGACGCGGCCCGGCGTGCTGGACTTCGACAGCGCGCTGACGCGGCTCATCGAGGTTAAGGCCATCGCGCTCGACGCGCTCCAGCAGAAGGAGCGCGACCGATGACCCGCGCCGACATTCTCGCCGTCATCATCGGCGGCCCGCTGTTCGCTCTGTCGCTCGTCGCGCTGATAGTCGTCGGCGGCTTGGTGCTGGGTGGCTGATGGCGATGTCGATCCACATGCACTCAACTCACGCCGAGGCGCATACAGACGGCCGCGATGCCGTCTTGGCGTTGCTTCGCGACACGGCGCAGCAGTGTGCCGATCACCCTGAGACGGACGCCATCGAAGCCCTGCTGTCTTGCGGGACGGAGGCCGTCCGCGTGCTGGCCGAGCGTGGCGCTCGCGAGATGCTGGCCGAGCATCGCAGCGCCAAGCGGATGCAGCTTGAGCGCCAGGCGCGCCGTGATGTGCGGGAGCGGTTTACGCTGCCGCCGCACGCTGCCGCCGCTGCGGTAGCGCGTGCGGATTACTACGGCTGGCCGTTGCCGGTGTCTGGCGTTCGGCTCGGCGATGCTGACGAAAAGGCGCTTGCGGCTGCGGCTGAATATCACCGGCAAGCGGCGGCGGGCGAGCAGAAGCGCGCGGCGCAATATGACGCGCTAGCGGCTCGGCTGCGCGCGAGCGGCGCGCGGCTGGTGCGCGAGGGTCTGACAGCGGCCGAGGTCGCCGCGATTATCGCGGAGGCTGGCAATGCTGCGTGACGAGATGCGGCGCGAGAGCGTCGCGGACGGGGCCGATGGGCGGTTGCCTACGGGCCTGAATGGAGGTGCCCCGTCCACCATTGCCGGCGGCAAGCCGGCGGAGTGCGCTACTGGAACGATGCCGCAAGGCCAACCAACTGGCGCGCACTCCACTCATGCAGGCGTTAAGCCTGCGGACGGGGCCATTGATAGCGTGCCTTTGGGCCATTTGCCGTCTGCCCCGTCCACCATTGCGGGCGCCGAGCCCGCCGGAGAGGCCAAGCCCGTGTTGCCGCAAGGCCATCTCAGCGGCGCCTCTCCGTTTATTCCCGCTGCGAAGCGGGCGCGTCGGGCCAAGCCGCTTCAGGCGCCCAATCTGGAAGTGCCCGACGCGACAGTTGCCGCCGACAAGGCGGCGGAGTGCGCCAATCAGCCGACGCCGCAAGGCCAGCGCGAACGCGCGCACTCCACAAATGCCGGCGCAAGCCGGCGGGGGAAGGCCATTTCTGCGCTGGCGCCCGATAGATGCGCGCCTTCCCCCACAGATGCGGCCGGCGACGGTCGCGGTGCCGACCATTTGGCGCATACCACCCTTCGACAAGCTGTCGGCACCGAACACACGCGCGGCCAATCAGAACGGGACACCCTGGAGGTGCCTGCCGCGCGCGAGGGCGGGGAAGGCCAGTTAATCGGCGCCTACCAGCACGTGGCCGCCGACCCCGCCCTCATCCACATCATCCGGTCATTGCACCGCGAGCATCGCGGCATCCAGCGCAGCGTTGGCGACTGGACGCGACGCATCAAGGCAGAGGAACGATGGTTCGCCGTCGCCCGGATGCGTGCGGCCGGTGAACCGCTGCCGGATGGCAAGTTCCCGAAGGTGACGGACGCTGACGAGGCCGCCGTCATCGCCACGCGCGCCCGCTACTTCGCCGCGCGCGACTTCACCGAGACGCAGCGCAAGGCGTGCCAGAAAGAGTTGCTGAAGGCCGCCAAGCAACTGCCGGCCGCCGCATGGGTTCAGGGTGTCCGCGGCTTCGGGATGCCCAGCTTCGCCGCCGTCGTGGGCGAAGCCGGCGACCTAGGCAGCTATGACAGCGTGGCGAAGCTGTGGAAGCGCATGGGGCTGGCGGTGATCGACGGCAAGTCGCAGCGCCGCGTCAGCGACGCCGCAGAGGCCGCGCGCCACGGCTACAATCCGCGCCGCCGGTCGGAGATGCATGTCGTCGGCGAGTGCATCCTAAAGGCCGGCGGCCCGTATCGCGAGGTCTATGACCAGCGGAAGGCATACGAAACCGAGCGCACGCCAGAAATAAGCAAGATCCACGCTCACCGCCGAGCGATGCGCTACGTCGAGAAACGCTTGCTGCGCGATCTGTGGCGGGCGTGGCGGCAGGCCAGTGGCGCACCGATACCCTCTACTACGATGCCTGCCGCCTCAAATAGCGAGGGCGAATGATGCCCGTCCGCATCGAGGAAGACAGCCCCGCCCGCTTGGCGCAGCTCGCGCGGGCTTGGGGCGTGTCTGTGGTTGCTGGCCAGCATCCCGGCGTGACGACGGCGGCCATCGAGGCCGCATATCTGCGCCACATCGAGGCGGAGGAACGCCGGGCGATGCGTCGCCTGCGGGATGGTGCGGCATGACCGCCACCCGCGCCGACCGGCTGCACGCCATGTCTGTGGCTGTCGCTGACACCGCACGCCAGCTTGCGGCCGCTGGCCACCTCACGCGCGCCATGCTGCGGCTGACCTTAGCCAACGCGCTACAAAAAGCTGCAACCGGCGACAGCCTAGGCCGCAAGCTGGCGCTCCAAGAAGCCCGCGCGCTGCGGCAGGCGATGCGGGCGCAGGGTGAAGCGTGATGTGGGCGCTCCTAATCATCCTCGCCGGCTCGCCCATGCCGACCCCGATCACCTGGCACACGACGCACGACCGATGCGAGGCGCACGCGGCGGCCGAGCTGCTGCACGCGGCGACCAACCGGCGCGAGGTGCTGCACATCGAGTGCCGGTCTTACGTCATGCCGCGCACGCGGCCCATCACCAAGGCAGAGGTTCAGCGATGACCAACACACACACCAACACGCCGCAGCATGACAACACGATCCCGGCGCTGCGCCGCTTCGTGTCTGCCTGCGTCGCTAGTGACCAGCCCGACCTGACGCAGCGCCAGCTTGCGGTGCTGCTGGCTATCCATGTCGAAGCGG